GCCCGTGGACCTCGCTGAAGCCGTCTCCTCCGGCGACCGCACCGCCGCCCTCACCGCCCTGGCCGACCACCTCACGGGCCTGCTGATCGACGCGACTCCCCGCGACGCAGCCGCCCTTGCCCGCCAACTGCGCGACGTCCTTCGGGACCTGGACGCGCAGCCGAGGGAGGAGGCGAGCCCGGTTGACGACCTCGCCACTCGCCGCGCCAACCGTCGCGCTTCCGCGTCTGCGGCTGGTTCCTGACGGCCCTACCTCCGCTGGTTCGGAGGCGATTGACCTCGCGGCATCTGCCGGCCTCCACCTGGACCCGTGGCAGGCGCAGGTCGTTGAGGATTTCCTGACCGAGCGCCCCGATGGGAAGTGGTCGGCGCTGCGTTGTGGGCTGATCGTGCCCCGGCAGAACGGGAAGTCCCGCGCGCTGGAGGCGATTGCCCTCCATGCGTTGTTCCTTGACCCTGACGCCCGCCTGATCCTGTGGTCGGCGCACCAGTTCAAGACCGCGCGTGAGGCGTTCTCCAACCTGCGGGCGATGGTCCAGAACACCCCGCACCTGATGGAGCGCGTGAAGCCCAATGGCATCCGCGCCTCTCACGGTGAAGAGGGCATCGAGCTGCGGGATGGATCGCGGCTGAACTTCGTAGCCCGGTCACGCACGTCGGGCCGTGGATTCTCTGGCGACAAACTCATTCTGGATGAGGCGCAGGAGATCGACCCCGAGGACTTGGCTTCGTCCCTGCCGATGTTGTCGGCCCGCCCGAATCCACAGATCATCCTCGCGGGCACGGTGTCACCGACCGCCGACTATCTGCGGCAGGTTCGGGAACAGGCCGCTGAGGGTGCCAAGAACCTCGCCCTCACCGAGTACGGCGCTGACCCCGAGGCTGACCGGGACGACCCGGCAACGTGGGCGTCTGCGAATCCGTCGTTCGGCCACCGCCTAGACGTTGAGTTCATCGCCACAGTGGAGAAGCCCGACCTCACCGCTGAGGCTTTCGATCAGGAGCGGTTGGGCATCTGGCCTGCCCGCGCCTCCGAGGTGACCGTCATCCCCCTGGACACGTTCACCGAACTCGCCGACCCGGACTACCCGCCGCCCACGTCCCCGACGTTCTCCGTCGACATCTCACCCGACCGCGCTCGTGCCGCTATCGGTGTGGGGTCGCGTGGTGCCGATGGTCGGGCGCTGGTGGCGGTGGTGGATCACAAGGCCGGCACGGGCTGGATCGTGGACCGCGCTGCTGACCTGATCGCTGAGCGCGGTGGCGAGTTCATCATCGACCCGACCTCTGCAGCCGGATCTCTGATCCCGGCGTTCGATGAGCGGGAGATCCCGTACCGCGTGATGAAAACGCGCGACGTGATCCAGGCGTTCGGCATCTTCGTGGACGCGGCGATGAACGGCGACCTCGTACACCTCGGGCAGACCTCGCTCATCGAGGCGTTGGCCGGGGCGAAGAAGCGTGACCTCACCGGTGGCGGTTCGTCGTGGGCGCGGCAGCACGTCGCCATCGACATCACCCCGCTCGTGGCTGTGACCAACGCGCTATGGGGCGCGGGGACCGCTGAACCTTCCGGCGACCCGGACATCTACTTCCTATGATGGAACTAACCCCGGACGGATACCGCTACTGGGCGATGGGTGCCGGCATTCCGGTGCCGCGCCCGTTCATGTACCGCTGGCTCCTGCCGACAGTGTGCCGTCAGTCATGGGTGCGGTGGCAGGCCGCGAACATCACCGGCCTCGTGCTGCTGGCCGTGGGTACGTTTGCCCTCGTCGGTGGATGGGCTGGTGTAGTTGCGGCGCTGATCGCGGTGACGTTGCCGATGTCGCTGTTCAACGCCCGCAACCCGGTCCTGGTGGACAGTCTGTCCCTGGGCCTTGCGACGTCTGCGGCTGCGGTAGCACAGGTCAGCGTGCCTGCGGCTGTTGCCCTTGCGGTGTTGTCGGGGTGCGTGAAGGAGCCGGGGCCGTTGTTCGCGGCGGCGTTCGCGTGGAATCCCTGGCTGTTGCTGGGCATGATCGCTCCCCTGATTCGCGTGCTGATCGCGCGCCCTGGCCCCGACGTCATCGACTACCGGGGTCGCGCAGAGTCCCTGGAGCGTCCATTCCTGACGGGCTGGAAGTGGAACGGTCGCCGCCTCGTGGCGCTCGACCCGTCGCTGCTGTGGCCGTGGGGCGGCGCGATTGTTGGGCTGGCCGCTCTGGACTTGCAGTTGGCGGTCGTGCTGCTACTGGCCTACGCGCAGTTGGCGATGGCTACAGATTCGGTGCGCCTGTTCCAGTGGGCCGCGCCCGTGATGTCGATAGCGGCGGTGTCGGTAACGCCACCTGAGTGGTGGCCGGTGCTGCTGGCCGCGTGTGTCTTTAGCCCCTTCCGAACTAACCACGTCTAGGGGGTTGCGGTGAAGCTGACCTTGACCCTCTTCGCCATCGGCGCGGTCCTGGCCCTTGCCGGCGTCGCTCTGCTGTCCGTTCCCGTGGCCCTAATCGTGGCCGGTGCTGCCCTCGTCGGCTTCGCCCTGATTCGTGAGGACGGCGCATGAGGCTGATTGACCGCATCCGCAAGACCGACCCCGCCGTTGAGCGGGCGATGGTCGTGCAGCAGTCGTGGGGCGTGAACCCGAACACCGAGCGCGTCGGCGGAGACTTCATCTCCTGGTCGGTGGACGGGTATGGCGGGAACGGGATCGTGTTCGCGGTCCTGAACGCGCGACTGAACCTGTTCACCGAGGCGCGGTTCAAGTGGCGCAACCTCACAGACAAGCGGCTGTTCGGTAACCCGGACCTGTCGATCCTGGAGAACCCGTGGGTCAACGGCTCCACTGGCGACCTCCTGGCCCGCGCTGAGCAAGACGTGTTCCTGTCCGGCAACTTCTTCGCCCGCAAGGTGAACGGTCAACTGGAGCGCCTGCGCCCTGACCGCGTGGAAATCTGCGTCGTGATTGACGACGAGACCGGCCAGCGGGAACTCCTCGGCTACGTCTACCGCCGCGACGGGATCCACGAACAGTGGCTGGAGCCTTACGAGGTCGCTCACTGGACGCCGATCCCCGACCCGCTTGCTGAGTATCGGGGTATGGCGGTTCTGACGCCCATCGTGCGCGAGGTCAATAACGACATCGCCATGACGGATCACAAGACGCGCTTCTTCGAGAATGCCGCGACGCCGAACCTCGTCATCAAGTACGCCAAGACCCTCACGCCCGAGGGGTTCGCCCGCCTGAAGTCGCGGTTCGACGCGCGCTACGGCGGCACGTCCGGCGACAAGACGATGATTCTGGACGACGGCGCAGACCTCACCGTGGTCGGTGACTCGTTCAAGAACATCGAGTTTACCGCTGTGCAGGCTGCGGGTGAGGCGCGCATCGCCGCCGCCGCATCGGTCCCGCCGCAGGTCGTCGGCCTCCAGGTCGGCATCGAGGCCGGTGGTTACGCGAACTACCGCGAGGCATTCAAGGCGTTTGGCTCGGGGTTCATGCGGTCGCATTGGCGGTCGTTCTGCGCCGCGCTGGAGACGGTCTGCCCGCCCCCGGATGGTGCCGAACTGTGGTTTGACGTGTCCGACATCGCAGCCCTTCAGGACGCCGAGACCGAGCGCGCCGACGCGATGGCGACCCGCGCCTCCACTCTCGCTTCCTACCTGATGTCCGGGTTCACCCCCGAGTCTGCTGTGTCGGCTGTCCTGGCCGGTGATGAGTCCCTGCTGAAGCACACGGGCGCGCTGTCCGTCCAGTTGTACCCCGGTGGAACGGTCCCCCCCTCGAAAGGTCCGACTCAATGACCGAGAACCTGATCCGCGCGTTCGCGGGTGAGGCCGTTCGTGCTGATCGGACGGGCCGCACCATCGCGGGAATCATCGTTCCCTTCGACACCCCGGCCCGCGTCTCCGATGGTGGCGCGCCATACATGGAGTCGTTCCAGCGCGGTTCGTTCTCCAAGACGATCAGCGACCGTGGCGACCGCGTGAAGTTGCTGTATCAGCACAACTCACTGGAGCCCATCGGACGCGCGACGTTCCTTGAAGAGCGCGACTCCGGCCTCTACGGGGAGTTCCAAGTCTCGGCTGTGGCCCGTGGTGACCAAGCACTCGAACTCGTCAACGATGGCGTGATCGACTCGTTCAGCGTCGGGTTCTCCGGCATCAAGGCCGAGAAGCGCGGCGGGGTCACCGTCCGCACCGAGGTCAAGTTGCGCGAGGCGTCCCTGGTGACGTTCCCGGCGTATGACACCGCGCGCATCACCGCCATTCGTGCCGCCTTGTCCGACGTCGGGGAACTGCCCGACGACGCGATTGAGGCCCTGGTTCGCGCGTTCGATCTGCGCGACCTCACTCAGATTCCTGCCACCACTGACGACGGTCAGCCGGAGCAGATCGTTTCACCCGTCGATGAGCCGGCCAGCGCCACTCGTGACGTATCCGCCATTCACCGTTCCCTGCGCTTGAAGGCGCGGGAGATTGGACTGATCTAGATGTCTCACAAGGAAGAGGCGCTGGCTGCCAAGGTCGAGGCGCTCCGCGCCGAGATCGTTGAGCTTGACGCCATCACTGAGCCCACGGACGAGCAGACCGCTCGCTTCGATGCGGCCATCACCGAGGCTGACGAGGCCGTTCGTGAACTCGACACCCTCCGCGCCGACGTTGCCATGCGTGCCGAGAAGTTGGCCCGCGTCAACGCCGCTGACACGACCGTGATCCGCGAGGCCGGGTTCTCCGCGCCGAACGTTCACGTCAAGCGCGACGCCTTCGAGGGCCTGGAGAACGTCAACCGGGCCAGCGACAGCGACGTCATCGCCCGCGCCGCCACCGCCATCGAGTCGATCCAGGCTCGTGGCTTCAACGACGCGCAGCGTGACCACGCCACCGGACTGGCTGAGGGTGACGCGAGCATCGCTCGTCACATCCTGCTCACCGGCTCGCCCGCCTACCGCTCGGCCTTCGAAAAGGTTCTCCGCAACCCTGAGATGGGCATGGGCCTCCTCGATGGTGAAGAGCGCGAGGCGATGCGTGCCGCGCTGAGCAACACCGGCGCGAACGGTGGTTTCACCATCCCCTTCCTGCTCGACCCGACTGTGATCCTGGCGAACTCTGGCTCGGCTAACCCGTTCCGCCAGATTTCCACGGTCAAGACCGGCACGGCAGACAAGTGGAACGGCGTCACCTCCGCTGGCGTCACCGCTGAGTGGTTGGGCGAAGGTTCGGAGGCTGCTGACGCATCCCCGACCGTGGCTCAGCCGTCGATCACGGCCTACAAGGGCGCGGCGTACATCTTCGCGTCCTACGAGCAGGAGGCCGATGGTCAGCTCGTCGGCCAGCTGTCGACGCTCATCGCTGACGCGAAGGACCGCCTTGAGGCGACGGCGTTCGCCACCGGCAACGGCTCCTCGGCTCCCGAGGGCATCGTGACCGGCGTCACCGCCATCACCACCTCGCGCGTTTCGCCCACCACGGGCGGCACGTTCACGAGCGCGTCGATTGCTGACACGTTCAAGGTCGCCAACGACCTCACCCCCCGCTCGGCGTCGAACGCCTCGTGGGTGGCGAACAAGGCGATCATCAACCTGATCCGCCAGCAGGCGATGGCTCAGTCCAGCGCCAACAGCGTGTTCACCGACTTCGCCGTGGGCCAGCCCTCGTCGCTGCTCGGTTCCTCGGTGTACGAGGCGTCGGCTATGACGGCCACCGTCACGACCGGCTCGAACATCCTGCTCGCTGGTGACTTCAAGGCCGGTTACTACATCTACGACCGCGTTGGCGTCGAGATGCGTTACCTGCCTGTGGTCACGGGTGCAAGCCAGCGTCCGACCGGACAGGCTGGCTGGTTCGCGTTCTTCCGCACTGGCGCGAAGGTCGTTGACCCCGGGGCGTTCCGCGTCCTGAAGCTCTGACCCGCGCGGGAGTGAATCCCGCGCACAACGGGCAGCCTGCCTAAGCAGCGGGCTAGAGGCCCCCGGATATCTCCGTGTCCGGGGGCCTCGCCCATCCCGCCAGCGGAGAATCGGAGTTGGGAACGATGAGCAAGAAGGCACGCACGAGAACCCCTGACAGGCCGTCTGTGGCGGTCGGGTATCTGTACGGCGAACACGTCGCGGCGGGGTTTGCTAACTCACTGGCCGCAATGCTGTGGCATCAGGCGCGCGGCGGTGTTGTCGCTGATGTGTTCCCCGAGGCGTCAGGCGTGAACGTCTCGCACGGGCGGAACAACCTCTGCCGCAGGCTGTTGGAGTCACCGCACGAGTGGCTGCTGATGCTTGACGCGGACATGATCTTCGACGCCGACCTCCCGCAGCGGCTACTTGCCAGCGCGGACCCCGAACAGGCTCCCATCGTCGGGGCGTTGTGCTTCGGCGTGGATGACGGGCGACTGTTCCCCACGCTCTACGACTTCACCGAAGAGGATGGTCGGATTCAGGCCGTCCGATACGAGGACTACCCGCGCGACGCGATGTTCCGCATCGGCGCTACTGGCGCTGCCTGCCTGCTCATTCACCGCACGGTGTTGCAGTCCATCGCGGCGCTCAAGGCTGACGCGGTGTGGCCGTGGTTCCAAGAGTCCGCGATCCAGGGTCAGCGGTTCGGTGAGGACACCACGTTCTGCCTCCGCGCCGCCGCTGTGGGTGCGCCGATCCACGTCAATACCGCCGTACAGATCGGGCATCAGAAGGCGTCGGTTCTGACCGCCGAGATGCACCGCCGCCAGCGCCTCGCGGAGAAGGTCGCCCTCGCAGAGACCGGCCCGCTCCGCACCCTGCCGAACGCCTAGCCGTCCCGCCCTTGGTGAAGGGGAAGTCACCTGGGGCGGGTCATCAACATCTGAACAGAAGGAGGGCTCGTGGCTGAGTACCCGAATGCCGTACCGACACTCAAGTCGAAGGCAGAGATTGACGCCTCAAACGGTGGACTCGGTGGCCCTTCCGACGATGCAGTATTCGGCGTCTCTGCCCTGGCGGGCAAGGCCAACGATGAGATCGAGGCCATCGCCACTGAACTCGGCACGAACCCCTCGGGCACCGAGGCGACGGTTGTGGCGCGCTTCAACGCGCTTGACGCGACGGTGGCTGCGAAGGCCGCTGACTCTGCCCTCACTGCGCACGTTACCGACACATCCGGCGCGCACGCCGCCTCCGCGATTTCCGTGGATGCCACGGGGTTCAACGGCAACCTGACCACGGGTGACACGAACGTGCAGCTCGTGGCGCAGAAGGTCGATGACCTCATCGCCGGGTCCGGCATCCCCACGACCATCGTTGACGCCAAGGGCGACCTGATCGTTGCGACGGCTGCTGACGCTCCGGCGATTGTGTCGGTCGGCACGAATGGTCAAGTCTTGACCGCTGACTCGGCGCTGACCGCTGGCGTGAAGTGGGCTACCCCCACGGTGTACGAGGCTGTCGGTGTCGCTGCTGCGCTGGTCGATGACCTGTCTGGCGTGACGAATGCCTCCACCGCCCGCACGAACCTGGGCCTTACCGCCTCCGCGACGAAGGAGACGGGCACCACGACGGGCACGCTCGCCGCTGGTGATGACGCGCGCATCACGGGCGCGGCGCAGAAGTCATCGAACCTGTCCGACCTTTCGTCGGCATCCACGGCGCGCACGAACCTCGGATTGGGTGGCGCTGCCGTTCTGAACGTCGGCACCTCTGCCGGCACCGTCGCCGCTGGTGACGACTCGCGCTTCTCCACGGGCGTCGCTGACGGGGACAAGGGCGACATCGTTGTGTCGTCGTCGGGCACGGTCT